CTCGCTCACCAAATGGTGATGTCTTAGAAATTGTTATTGTAGAGCATGTCTCACCTAACGCACTGGACAAAGCGACTGCTGCTAATATCTCTGGAAAACTCGAAGGCGATGAGAAGACCGTTGAGGTTTACACTCATGTTGAACGCAAGAATGAGTTCTTTACCGTCTATCAAGAATGCAAAGGCACAGTCGTTTCTGGGTCTAAGGGTAAATATAAGAAGGACAATGTACCTTTCTTACCTTTACGCTTCTCACGTATTGATGGTGAAGATTATGGTCGTGGGTTCGTTGAAGAACTACTTGGCGACTTACGCTCACTTGAGGGATTATCACAAGCAATAGTAGAGGGTGCAGCCGCAGCTGCAAAAGTTCTCTTTATGGTTAATCCCAATGGCACAACACGGATGCGAACAATCGCTCAAGCTGAAAACACAGCTATCATTGAGGGTAATAGTAATGACGTATCTGTATTGCAGATGGATAAATTCAACGATTTCCGTGTGGCCTATCAGGCTATGCAGGGGATTGAGGAACGTCTGTCCCAACAATTCATGCTTCAATCATCTGTTCAGCGTAATGGTGAACGGGTAACTGCAGAAGAAATTAGGTATCTCGCAGGTGAACTCGAAGATACACTCTCAGGGATATATTCAATTCTATCTCAAGAGTTTCAGTTACCATACGTGAACCGTAAGATTGATGTCTTAACCAAAGCTAAGAAGCTACCAAAATTACCAGACAGTATTGTGAAACCTACAATCGTTACTGGAATGGAAGCACTTGGACGTGGGCATGATTTGCGTAAACTTGATATGTTTATCCAGGGAATGTCACAAGCGTTAGGGCCAGAAACCTTACAGCAATATGTAAACTTACAAGATTATATCAAAAGAAGAGCCACAGCTCTCGGTATAGAGACTGATGGTTTAATCAAATCACAAGAACAAATCGCTCAAGAACAGCAACAAGCACAGCTGCAAGCTATGGCTATGCAAGCTGGCCCATCAGCCGTTCAAGAAGGCGTAAAAGCATTAGGAAATTCTTATGTCGAAAACCAAAGACAACAAGGCAACGAAGGATGAACCATCCGTAAAGCCTGACAAAAAGCCACTGGCTGCACCTTCCATATTAAAAGGAAATCCATTCCCAACCAAAAGGGAAGATTTCTAAAATGGCAGAGAGCATCACAATAACAGAAGAAGATACAGGCCCAACTGCACCCGTTGCTGAGGATAACCCATCTGAACGACCTGAGTGGTTGCCAGAGAAGTTTAATTCAGCTGAGGATATGGCAAAGTCATACAGTGAACTTGAGAAGAAGATGTCTGCTCCAAAAGAGGAAGTAGCTGAAACAGAGACACCACAGAGTGAACCTGTAAACTTTACCAAGTTTGCCGATGAATATGCTGAGGCAGGTGAATTGACTGCAGAAAGTTTTACAGAACTTGAAGGCATGGGTTACCCCAAAGAAATGGTGGAGACTTATATTAAAGGAATGCAATCCTCACAGACTGCAAACGCTGAAGAAGTTATGGCGACTGTAGGAGGTAAGGAAGGTTACGAAGAACTGACCGAATGGGCTAAGACATCACTCGATGTCAAAGAGCTAGAACTCTATAATAATATGGTCAGTGGTAGCACTGAAAATGCTAAGATGGCTGTCGAATGGCTATCTTCAAAGCGTGAAGCAGTTGAAGGAAATGAGCCTAACTTAATACAAGGCAAAGCATCAGCTGCCCCCAAAGATGAATTCAGAAGTACAGCGCAAGTTGTAGCTGCAATGAAAGACCCCCGATATGGCAAAGATACGGCTTACACCAAAGACGTTGAAGAAAAGCTAGGGCGGTCTTCGGTATTTTAAAAGGAGATTAGGATGCCAAAAGGTAAGGGAACATACGGTACAAAACGAGGCCGTCCACCTAAGAAAAAGTAAATTTTCTGGCGGGGCAATAGTCCCGTCAATTTATTACAAGGAATAATCATGGCTAAAAAACCTGGCTTATATGCAAACATCCACGCAAAACGTGCAAGAGGTGGGACACCCCGTAAGGTTGGCTCAAAAGGCGCACCGACTGCAAAAAATTTTAGAGCTGCAGCTAAGACTGCAAAGAAGAAATAACTAACACACCTCTTTAGGTGGTTGAGACTATCGACAATGAACGACAGAGCCATATGCGTATGACAACCCTGATTAGAAATTGCGAAAGTCATTCTTAAATCTTTAATTATCATAGGAAAAGATAATGACAAACGTAACTCCGTCACGCCTCGGCGCGGCAAATCTAGCGGCGGCTAATGCTACGCAAGCGAATGCTTTATTTCTTAAAGTCTTTGCTGGTGAGGTTTTAACCGCCTTTGACGAAACAAACGTAATGAAAGACTTACACGTATCTCGTACAATTTCGAGTGGTAAGTCAGCTTCATTCCCAGTGACTGGTAAAGCTAACGCTGCATATCACACTGTGGGTACACCTTTATTGGGTACACAAAAAATTGCACACAATGAAATCGTTGTGAACATTGATGATATGTTGATTGCAGATACATTCATTGCAAACATTGATGAAGCAAAGAACCACTATGATGTACGTGCAGAATACTCACGTCTATTGGGTATGGCTCTTGCAAAACAATTCGATGTGCGCTGTCTACAATTAGCAGTATTAGCAGCTCGTGCATCTGCAACCGTAACTGGTGGTAATGGTGGTTCAGCTATTACTGATGCAGACGCTAAAACCAACGGTGCATCATTAGCAGCATCAATCTTTGAAGCAGCTAAAATTATGGATGAGAAAGACGTTCCTGAAAGTGAGCGTGTAGCCATCGTTAAACCATCACAATATTATAACCTAGTACAAACTACTGATGTTATTAACCGTGATTGGGGCGGCGCAGGTGTCTACGCTGATGGTAAAGTATTACGTGTTGCTGGTATTCAGATTATCAAATCAAACAATGTACCAACAACAAACGTCTCAGCAGTAGCTGGTGAACAGAATACATATCACGGAAACTTCTCAACGACTGCAGCTGTTGTAATGCAGAAGCAAGCATTGGGTACAGTTAAGTTAATGGACTTAGCAGTTGAAAGAACATCTGGTGACTTCGAAGTAATGTATCAAGGTACATTAATGGCAGCGAAGTACGCAATGGGCCACGGCATCTTGCGTCCTGAGTGTGCAGTAGAAATCAAAACTGCTTAAATCTTTTTGGGTTGGCCTTTATGAGGTCAGCCCATTTTTTTATTTTATGAGGACATCATGACAAAACCATCGTCCATGACCGTGCTAGAGGCGGTCAACGTCCTGTTGACAACAATTGGCGAAGCACCTGTGAATACACTTACAGGTAACCAAGTTACTGATGTGACAATAGCTAACCAAGTTTTAACTGAAGTGAGCCGCGAGGTACAAGCGCAAGGCTGGCATTTCAACACAGAAGACAAAGTTGTCCTCAGCCGTAACGAATTTAATTTTATCGTAATACCTGCAGATGTAGCACGTATCGATACACCAGATTACAACACTGTAATACGGGGTGATAAACTATTTAACTTAGACACACGCAGCTATGAATTTACCACAACAGTTGAAGCATCCATTGTTTATTACCAGGATTTCTTAGAACTTCCTGATGTTGTGAAGAAATATATAACAACAAGGGCTGCACGTATCTTCTCAGACCGAATGCTGAACTCAGAAACCATACACAGAATGGTATCTCGTGATGAGCAAAAAGCCCTGATTGACCTAAAAGACTTTGAAGGGGACACAGCGGATTTCAACATGATGGATAGCTATTCAGTATCTCGTGTGATGAACCGTGGGAATAAACGTAGGATACTCTAATGGGAATGATAAGCTCTGCTATCCCCAACTTGATACAAGGCATATCGCAACAATCTCCATCTTTGAGGCTTTCGTCTCAAGCTGAAGTTCAGGTTAATGCATTTCCTTCTCTTGTTGAGGGACTACAAAAGCGACCACCGCTAGAACATGTGGCTATTATGAATAATTCCGAAACAACGGGGTCATTCACACAACTAATTAATCGTGATGCTAATGAGCGTTACTTTATGTTTATTAATGCCAGTAATCAGATTTCTATTTATGATTTAGCAGGGAATGCAAAAACTGTTACTTATCCAAATGGTACAAGCTATTTGAATTCATCAGTACCTGCTACTGATTTTAGAGCAGTTACCGTTGCTGATTATACATTCATAGTGAACGCAAACCAAACAGTCGCAATGAATACAGCCGTGACACCATTGTACCCATTCACGGGATTAATTGCTGTAAAACAAGGTGATTATAATCAACGATTTACTGTTTATCTTGATGGGAACGTAGCTGCGAACATCACGACATCTGAAACTGACCAAGTTGAAACTCGTACAGATGACATCGCTACACGCATTGCATCAGCAATTAATTCACAAGCAAACTTTACTGCACAAGCAGATGGTTCAACAGTTGTTATAAATAAAACTGGCAATGCATCATTTGACTTAGCAACATATGATAGTTTGGGTGATACAGCGTTAAGTCCAACTGTAGGTACAGTACAAAGATTTGATGACTTACCAAGGCAAGCACCAGATGGATATATTGCACACGTACAAGGTGACCAAACAAACGACTTTGATGATTACTATGTAAAATTTGTAAGTGATAATGGGACACAAAATAAGATTGGGTCAGGGACTTGGATTGAGTGGGTAAAGCCAAACATACAATATGAGCTGAATGCAGCAACTATGCCCCACTTATTGATACGCCAAGCCAACGGTAATTTTACTTTTGAGCAAGCTGACTGGGGCGATAGGGCTGTTGGAGATGAAATCTCAATACCTAATCCTTCATTCGTTGGTAAGAAAATTACAGACGTTTTCTTTTTCCAGAACCGTTTAGGTGTGCTGGCAGATGAGAACGTGGTGATGTCGAGAACATCAGACTATTTTGATTTCTTTGGGACAACTGCGAGAAGTCTATTGGATAATGACCCAATCGATGTTGCAGCAAGTCACGTTAAGGTTTCTGCACTCAAACATGCGATACCATTTGACCGTAAATTATTACTCTTCTCAGACCAAACTCAGTTTATTCTAAAGGGTGGAGATTTTATTACGCCCAAGAATACATCGATAAGTCAAACAACAGAATATGAATCAAGTACAACATCAAGACCTGTTAGTGCTGGGAGTGTAGTTTACTTTCCTTCTACACGAGGTGGATTTACCTCGGTTCGTGAATACTACGTCATCGATGATACAGACCGTTCAGATGCGCAAGATGTGACAGCACATGTCGCTAAGTATGTGCCTGATAGTGTATTTAAGATGGCGACAAGTACAGCTGAGAACGCTTTAGTTGTCCTTAGCTCACAAGAACCTAACAAGATATATATTTATAAATATCACATGGCTGGTAGGGAAAAGGTACAATCTTCCTGGTTTGAATATACATGCGCTGGTGCAAACATACTAAGTGCTGAATTTATTGAAAGTTCATTATTTGTAGTAGCAAACAAAGCAGGTAAAACAATTCTATTCCAAATGCATTTTGATGCAGGTCGTTTTGATACAAACCAATCATATGTGACTAGGCTAGATTATAGGCTTACAAATACACAAGTTACCAAGTCATATAACAGTGGGACAAACCAAACAACTATTACAACACCATATGCAATTACATCTCCTGTAGTTGTAACTCGTGGTTCGAGCCAAGGTACTATTCTACCCAATATCTCTGTGTCTGGAACAACGATTGTTGTGTCAGGTAATCATACAGCCACTGAGTTTTATGTGGGTGAGAGATATATGATGACATATGAGTTCTCTGAGCCAACCTTGAAAGAACCAACCGCAACTGGGGGTCGTGTTGCCATTACTGGTGGGCGATTACAGATTAAGCATTGGTTGCTTCGCTATCAAGACAGCGGTGATTTCACAGTTAAAATTCAGCAAAAAGGCAGCGTAACATCAAAAGACTATGTATTTACTGGCTTTGTTGTTGGTGATGGAACAAGCACATTAGGTGCAAATGCACTCACATCAGGTGATTTTAAGTTTCCTGTTATGTCAAAAGCTGACCGTATTAGAGTTATAATCGAGAGTGATAGCCATCTCCCATGCCAATTTCTATCGGCAGAATGGGAAGGAAATATGCATCTCAGGTCAAGAAGAATTAATGGATAAATTACTTACACCAACCACGGTGGAAGACGTAGAATATATAGCTCCAAAACTCAGAACAGCAGATAAGAATGAATGTCAGGCGGCGACAGGTAAAGAACCGCTAGATGTCCTGTTGCAGAGTTTGGAAGTAGGTGACCTCACACTGACCCTTCGAACACCACAAGGTGAACGAGTTGGGTTGTGTGGGGTCGTTGCGTCTCACCTAGACAACGCAGGTATCATTTGGATGTGTGCAACTGATGACATCTATCAACATCAAATGACCTTTCTGCGTAACAGCAAGGCAGCACTGGCAAGGTTAAGCCAGGGATATACTGTCTTATTTAACTGTGTAGATGCCCGAAACACTGTCCACATGAAGTGGCTTGATTGGATGGGCTTCACGTTCATCAACAAGCACGAAAACTATGGGGCTGAAAACAGGCCCTTTTACGAATTTCTAAGGATAAACAATCATGTGTGAACCAATGACAATGGCTGCCTTGGCAGGTAGCGGGGGTGCAGCTGCAGCAGGTACAGCCGCTGCGGCCTCGACTTCAGCCCTAAGTATCCAAGGCTTATCCGCTTTTGGTAAAGCAATAGGTGCAGTAGGTGCAGCAAACGAAAAAAATAAGGCAGCTGCACGTAATGCTAGAGCAGCCAAAGACGCTTACTTTTTAAAATCCAAACAGGCAAACTTACGAGTTGTCCAAGAACAAATACAAGCATCACAGCAAAAAATGGATGCTGACTTAAAGGCAATGCGCTCACAAGGTACTGCAATAGCTGCAGCTGCTGGCGCAGGTGTTGAAGGTGCAAATGTAGCACAGCTTATAAACGACTTTGAGCGTTCTGAAGGTGTATTAACAGACCGTATCTCTCAACGCCTGGAAGGTATGCAAGCCCAGAATGAAATGGAAAAACTTGCGTTCCAATCAGAAGCACAGAGCAGAATTAACTCAATGCAACCTGAGAGTTTTACAGAAACATTATTCAATGTTGTCGAACCAATAGCTGGTTTCGGCATCGATTATTACGACACGCAAGCGCGTCTCGCATCAGTATAGGGGTATAATTAATGGCTAGAAGAGTAGTCGGAAACCCATTCGAGAACCAATTGCCCACAGTAGCAGCGACTGCACGTCCTGTAGATACATATGTTCGTGCTGTTGTAGAGAAAAGTCCACTTGAAGGATTAGCCAAATTATTAAGCAATCTTGAAAAGAAAGCTGTTCCAGCACTTCAAAGAGAAGAAGAAAGAAGAGCAAATGCTGAATATGCTGAGGGCGTAGAACTTTACAATAAAAACCGTATTGAAATGGGACAAGCTGTTAAGAATGGTCTTATTGATGAAGGTGCAAGCCCATATCTAAGAAAAGGGTACAGAGTATCACATCTTAATGCGATGGGCGCACGATATACAAATGAACTTAGCAATGCTTTAGATAATCAAGAACTTTATAAAAATGGTAATCCAGATAGCATTAAAGAGTTTACAGATAAATTTTATACAGATTTTCAAGAAAACAACGGTCTTGATAACTATGAAAGTCTTGAAGTGGCTGAGTATTTCTCTGGTGCAGCAGCAAAAGCAAATGAAGCCTTTCGCCAATCTTGGACTGAGAAAAACGTAGCATGGCAGAAAGACCAAAACTATGCTGCATGGACAAATGAAATAAGCACATATGCAGATGCAATGTTCTTAGAAGATGACACTGATATTGCCAGAACAGTCAAAACAATCAAAATGGCTGAATGGTTAAATAACAAAGCAAAACTTGCTGAAATCGATGGAATGGACAGAGATAAGGTCAATAAGACTATAATCGATGCTATTGTATTGTCAGCTTACGAATTAAAAGACCCTGATATATTAGACGTACTAGATGATGTCGTTACTGGTACAGGTAAATTAGGTGGCAGTATAGCGGCACGTGAAGCAGTATTTGATGCTCGTGCCAATATCTCAACAACAATAGCTAATGAAGAAGTGGCAGCAGCTAAGGCAGTCGCCCTCCAGCAAAAAAAGTTTGTTGCAAATGCAGAGACTGACATCACAAGCCTTATCATACAATCAACTGTATCAAATATTACACCTGAGAAATTAGTAGAGCTAAACGGACAAATTGATGCTGTCATGGTTGAGCTAATGAAATCAGGTCAACAAGGTAACAGTGATGCATCTGGACTTTATAGAACCTTAGTTAAGTTTCGACAGGCGCAAGCCAAAGTCGGTGCTGTAAATCGAGGTGAAAAAGATAACGCATTTGCAGCTGTCATGTCGCAGCTTGCATCTGAATCTAGCATAACTGACGTATATCAATTGCTTACAACGGCTGTTGAAGATGATATTATTGACCCAAAAGATTCAACTACGCTGCTCAGTCAGTGGAAAACTGTTTATGGAACAGGTGAAACTCTTGATTTCTTAACGCCAAATTCACCCGCTAAATCAACAAAAAGTACGCTTTTAAAAGCTATCGGTGGTTTAAATACGTTTGACCTTGCTGGTGATGTAAAGGTGATGAACGCATCTAACATGTTTGATAGAAATTATATGCAAGGCAAAGTCACTTGGATGCAAGCAAATCCAAATGCAACGTTCACTGATTTAATTCAGTATAGGATTGCACAAGAGGCTGCTGATTTAACTCAGCGTTCATTCATATCAATAGATGATAGAGCGTCAGCTGATACTGACCGACAAATAATTGAACAAGACTACGCTGATGTAGAAGAAGAACTTGCAGCAGAAGCAGCGGCGCAAGCTATTATTGATGCCTCAAAGGCAAACAATAGTGAAACATCATTAACAACAGATGAAATGCTAAACCAAATAGAGGGAGGTAACTAATGGCAGATGAAACTGTTCAAGAGTTTAAAATCCTCAAAAACCCAGAAGAACTAAAACGTGCTAAAGATATTCTTATCAAAGGTGGTGCCAGTTCAGTTCCAACATTTGAAAAGATATATGGTGCTGGTTCTGCAGAAAAAGTCATAACAGATACATATGAGTTGCCTGAAGCACCTGAAGAACAAGGTATGTTGGCTAATATAATAGATACTGTCCAAGATATGGGTATTGGCCTTGCTGATGGCGTTGAGACAGCAATCAATGAAACTGCACAATCAATTAATAGTGCAGGTGAGTTTCTTGAAGATAAATTTAATGTTGGGCGACTTGTTTGGGAAGATAATGATAATGATGGCAAGGCAGATAGTCTTATACCTACTTATTATGACAGAGAGAAAGTTGTCGCCAATAAAGACAAACTAGGCCAAGATTTCATAACAAGTGCAGTAGAAAACATAGATATTATATCAGAGCCAGAAACGGCTGCTGGTGGTATCGTTAAAGGTATCTCACAGTTTGCTACATCATTTTATGCACTTGGAGGCGGAAAAAGCCTGGCAAGAAGTATAGGTATCGGTGCTGTTGCTGATGCAACCGCATTTGACCCTTATGATGCAAACATTTCAAACTGGTTAGTCGATAATGACTGGGCAGTCCCATATTTAAACGAAGCGTTAGCAACTGATGCAGATGATGATGAATGGGCAAATAGACTTAGAAACTCTGTAGAAGGTGGTATTCTAGGTTTAGGTGTAGAAAGCGTTGTAGGTATAATTAGACTTGCTCGTGGTTCTCGTAAGGCGAAAGCTGAAATTGAAGAAAATGGCGTAGTATCTGATGAAACCTTGGCAGAAATTGCTGATGCAGAGACAAGTATCAAACCAGAGAGTGAACTTGAAGTTGACGCAGATGTAGAACCAGTAGCGGTCAAACCAAGTGATATACCGCCAAAGGTGAATACAAAGTCACCAGAACAACCAAAAGCACCAAAAACCTTTGTAAATATGGATTTTGTGCGTAACACTATTAATAAAGCCAGAATAAAAGATGAAGTTGTTCCAATCGGTGCATTAGATGCTGATGGCAACGATATGGGTTTATTTAACTATGATAAGATGGATGGCCCACCAGATGCATTTAAAATTATGGAAAGTGTCCAGGAGCAACTCAAGGCAAGTGATGTTGCAAAGAGTTTAGGCTTAAATAAAGAAGAAACCCATAAGCAAGTCTACAATGACTCAGTTCAACAAGTTGCAGACTTAATAGGGGGCAAATCTGAAGATATAGGTAAAACTTACTTAGATGCTGCAAAAATTACTGCAGACAGCGCACAAAAGATTGTGTCTGGTAAGATGGTTCTACAATCAACAGGTCGTAGAATTAACCAATTAGCTGACATCATAACAAAGCTGCAACGAACAGGTGACACTGACACAGCTATTGAGAGACAGTTGGTTGACTTGATGAAAGTACATGCTGATGTGCAAATGGCTGTTAAGGGAATACAAACCGCAACAGCTCGTGCTGTTTCAGCAGGGCGTATCAGAACTGATGATGCTTTAGACGATGTTGCTTTAGATAGGCTGGCACAATTTGGTGGCTCTATGACAGTTAAGAAGCTGGCAAAGCAAATACAAGGTGCAAAAGGTAATCCAGCAGCACAAGCTAAAATTATAGAAAAAGCTAACTATAATAAGGTCTTAGGAGTCATAAATGAAGTATGGATTAACGCTATACTCTCTGGCCCACGTACACATTTTGTAAACCTTGGTTCAAACACTTTTAACCTCTTAGCACGACCTGCGATTAGAAGTGTTGGCGGCGTTTTAACTGGAAATACGCAAGTAGCTGAAGAAGGTGTCAGGCAATATGTCTACCTACTCAATGAAGTTCTTGAATCAGTAAAATACATTGGCACACTTGGTTACCAGAGTAATGATAGTGCAATCGCAAATACCTTCCGTTCTTTTTATCAAGGTGAAGGCGTTCTTGATACTGCGACTAAGTTTGACCCCAGTGTAGGGCCAAAACGAGCAATCTCATCAGATAAAGGTGGTGTTGTTGGTGCAGGTGTAAACCTTCTAGGTAAAGCCGTAACGCTATCTGGACGTACACTTACAGCAGAAGATGAGTTCTTTAAGCAGCTAATATTCCGTTCACGTCTCAAATCTATGGTGACTGCGCAAGCACGTAGGATGGATGCAGATGGATTAAAGGCTCTTGGCTATAAAAACAGGGATGAATACATCAGTGGTGAAGTAGGCAAGGCTATTAATACAAAAGAAAACCTAGCTGAACAGTGGGATAAGATGGTTAAAGAAGGCAAAGTGATAGATGATGAAGCCTCAAAAGCTGAATTTATTAGGCAAAATACTGGCTCATATAATCATACAAGTGAAACAGCACTCAAAGCCTTGGATGAGGCACGTGAGACTACATTCACTACACCACTTAGAAGTGGCACGTTTACAGCTAATTTACAGCAGCTTGTAAATAAACACCCTGCTTTAAGACAGGTTATGCCTTTTATACAAACTCCAACAAACATACTAAGAGTATCATTTGAGCGTTTGCCTTTTTTGAACTTTGCTATGAAACGTCAGCGTGAACTGATTAGAAACGGTACACCTGATGAGAAAGCAATAATCATGGGTAATCTCGTTTTAGGTGCTGGATTTACTGCATATGCCCTTAATTTAGCTATGAATGGTAAGATTACAGGGGGTGGCCCATCTTATACGACTGATACTAATGAGGCGAAGCTGTGGAATGCATCACCTGACTGGCATCCGTATTCAATCAATGTTGGCACAAATGAAAACCCAGAGTGGCTTGAATTAAAGCGTTTAGACCCACATGGAATGGCCTTTGGTATCGTAGGTGATATTTATGAAATGATTGAGCATATGGATGAACCTGATGCAGAACTGACTGATTTAGTTGGTATGGTAGCAGGGGCATTCGCAAATAACGTCATGTCTAAAACTTATATGATGTCATTAAATGATACGATGCGATTGCTTGATGGAAATACATCAGGTGAGAAAGTTACTAATACATTAGAATATAGACTTGCTTCGATGATACCTTATTCAAGTTTATCATATGAAATGAACAAGAACCTTAATGGGCAAATGACGGAACTGCGTACATTTACTGACAAGGTTAAATCAAGAATATATGGCATGGATGCATCAGCTGTTAAGCATGATTGGCTAACAGGTGAAGCGATAGATTTGCCACAATATAAACTTGGGTTCATCAGGCAGAAGAAATTGGATGCAGAAAAACACCAAGCAGCAGACGT